CAAATTTTTCATTACGAATTTCCCCTTGACGGTAATAACTCTCAGAAGAATCAACACGCCTTTTAACACCGTGCGTCATTCTCATGAGATAATTGGAAAATTCTTGAACAACGGGACAACCTGGATATTGGGCTAAACAAGACATGGCTTTACTACGGAGCAACTGCTTCCTAGTTTTTGGGTTTGAATGAACATATTTAGCATGAGACCAAGAAGTGTTCATTATTATTTTTATAGGATCAGTTATAACTGTCAAAGATTCCAAATCAAATACTTGGCCACAAAAACTAGCCAAGTTGGCACTAATATAATAATCAATCTTAACAGTAAATCCAAGATCTTCATAATCTTGGAGCCTCAATTCCTCACCAAAATAAACACCAAGACAATCATCTCCTTCTATTAGACAATCAACATTGGTGCAATTTCTGGTTAAATACAAGAATATCATGAGATTAGTAAAACCATTTCCCAAACTTGTATTCATTTCCCCAGACATCCTACAGGCTTTCAATGATAAATGAATATCATGAAACGCTATTCTATTTGTACCTGCAATCACCCGGTGACACATACCCATAAACTGTTTATGTTCAGGGAGGTCTTGTGTCATGTAATCATATAAAATAAATTCAATATGATCCATTATCTCAGGTGTAAAATGGGATTCAAAAGCAGTAAAATCAGTTCCAATAATCCTTTGCTTTAAACCAGGCCCAACGGCCCCTTGGTAAATCCCAAATCTTTCCATAATCTGCCTGGGTTTTTGTTCAACTGGGATGTGTTTTGCAAACTTATCATTTTTATACAGCTCATTCTCAATGAGCTTGCAAATCGGGCCAAACAAGGTTTTAAATGCATCAGAACGTGAATAAATTCCCCTAGCTTGCTTGTATTCCTTATAAGCCTCATCCTTAACAAATGCCTTAATAAGACAGATAAAAGGATCATCCCATTGAATATGTGAGTTTGTGATGCGATTAAATTCACGAAGAAGCGCCTCACAACGCCTCTTCGGATAATTAGACTTCATCAACCAGGATCCAACAGAGGTGTCTGAATCAAACGCAAGCGGGATAAGAGCCTTCTTACACCAATTCCTGGTGAAGGCACATATTCCTTCAATGCTGATCCGACCACTGTTGATTCTGATAATCCCATCACCTTGCCCACCTCTCCACTTGTTGTACTGATAATCCACTTTAACACCTCTAACAGGTACGGGAGCCAAACGTCCAACACGCTTCGCAACTCCAGCCACAATAGTAGGAATATCATGAGGATGGCACATAGGGTTAGAAATCCCTTCACAATGTACACCCAAACTAACACGTACAACGGGGGAGCGATGCTGTCTGGCATCGACTCTTCGTCCAAATTTAAGACAGCGTTGAACGGCCCCCAACCCTGGAACATCGACTTCTGTAATACGATATCCATACTTGACGAGGTATCGCGAATTGGGGGCACAGGGAAAGTTGCTGCGGAATCCAATTTCATATAATTGGAATAATGATAGGCTAATAACTTAGTGTTATCTAAAACTTTAGTATCTCCAAACCTATTGACATTAACATTGGCTATCAAAGACGCCGATATGGTGAGCCTATCCATAATATCATTGGTCGACAACGACAAATTCATATTATTAGGCGCCAACATTTGAGCCAAAATTTCAAGGGATACATACTTATCCCTTGGTTTACGCAGCAATACATATTCAGGAAGCCACAGCCATTTCTGCCACTTCAAGAAGAAACGCAGCAAGTACACCCAAGTAAATAATATCAAAGTAACTATTTCTTGCCACGTCCAGGGGGTTTTTACCCAAATCTTTTGCCTACACTGTGAAATTCGAACTTTCTGCAATAAAGGATTCGAGTGTTTCAACTCAACTCTTTTATGCATATCAATCCTTTTATCATCAATGTCATCAAGGCTCTCAATCTTGATAACCCCTTCAACATGAAAAACTTCCTTATAATCTCCATCTTCAAATGAATAAGAAAAATTAATTCTTTCCGAGTTATATCTTATAAAATCAACATTATTATAATCAGTAGAGATACTATGCTTCTCCTTCTCTGATTGTTCATATGCTTCATTAACAATATTTTGTAGTTCTAAAACTCTTTTCTTTTCATCATCAATTTTTTTTGTTTCGAAGACAGGATCAGTTGTTTAGATTTTGAATCAATGGCATTACTAACCAATAGAGGAACTTGTTCTCTTAACGGTGCAAAGTTGGGCACACTCCCGGAACGAACTAAACGACGTGGCGGCCCAACCCCAACTTTAGGCCCATATTTGGCCTCTCTACTAGCATGCTTATGATCCAACAAATCTCCATCCAAATCGAAATTGCTACTTAACGAAATTTTCCTTTCTAACGGATAATGGAAATCCAATTTCCGTTCACTACCAGCAATTTCGGCCAAAACAGCCCTACTTTCTTGTACGAGGAGACTAAATTCCTGCTCTTGTTCAAACGTAAGAACATCGGCATTGTTAGCGTCCCTCTCAGTCAAGACTTCATTCTTGGTATCACTTAGGCTTAATCTTCTAAGTGGTCCCATTTCTACAGAAGATAGAATGGTCATCTCTTCTGTATCCGGATTACAGTCCGGCACCTGGCTTAAAACGGTATATTTATAATTTGACATGGGAAGTTTAATCCTTGTTCCTGAATTTAATGTTCCAGGACATTGCTTTATCGCAGCAAATCGCCACCAGCCCGCCTCTCTGGTGGAAGTTTGGAACCATCAGCCAAACTTTCCTCACGGCAAACTCAAGCCGCTTACACCCCTCATCACCAGCACACATGTTTCATTGAAACCCAATGAAATAGGGCTAGTTAAAGACGGATAAGATGTTTAACAATAGGAGAGTTGTGTATATTCACTTCTCATCTAAAGAGTCAACATCCCAAAGAAAAACATGCATTGCGCCATGAGATTTAAAAGTAATCAAAATAAGCGCAGCATGAAA